TTTTTATTCATATTATTCCTAAATATTATAATTTATCTTTAAATTATTTTCTCATATAATTATATATGGTATTTAGGAAAAAGTCAACTAACGCGAAGCGTCCAATTCGTAAGAAGGTTTATCGTAAGAAACCAATCGTGTCTAAAGCGGTTAAGTCGTATGTTAAACGAACTATTTCGGCAAACATAGAAAATAAGGTTCATGTTGATTACGCAGTTAATCAATCAATTACAACAGCGTCGGGAGGTTCAGCGATTACACACCGTCAACTACTTCCAAGTTTAATACAAGGCGTATCAAGCGGTCAGCGTATAGGTAATAACATTAAAGTTAAATCGGCAGTAATTCGCGGAAGCGTTAATTTATTGGCGTATAACATTACAACAAATCCTGTAATCATACCTGCGTATGTTATGGTATGGGTTTTAAGAAGTAAATTGAAAAATCAAGGGTTTGGTGCTTCTAATGCTCCACATGATTTATTTGATGCTGGAAATTCTACAGTAGGACCACAAGGGAATTTATTGGATACTATGTTTCCTATTAATTCACAAAGTTGGATATGTTGTTATAAAAGAAAAATTAAGTTAGGGGCAACAACTAATGTATCCCCAGTTAATGGATTTGCTGATATGTCTTCGTACTCTGTCCCGTTTACGATTAGTTATGGTAAACATATTAAAACACTTAAATATGATGATAGCACTACAGGCGGGCAATCTATTCCTGTAAATACAAATTTAAATATCGTATTTACATGCGTATCAGCATCAGGTGATAATTCTTCACAATATCAAATGGCTGAATATCATATGACAAACACAATAATATATGAAGACGCATAAACGTTTCCCTAAGCCTCGCTAAACAAAAAAAATAAAGGGTTTAGGGAAAGAGTGTTGCTAAACACTCGTAGAACAAAAAAAAAGTCTAAGTGGACCACCCCAAGAAAAAAAAAATAATAAGTGTGTTGGTGGTGCGGGAAGGGAGGGAAGCGGTGCGAAGTTTACGAAGCCGAGCGACCGAACCGACCGCACGAGGATAGGGTTCACCCCTATCCGAGAACCATAAACAAATTATTTACTTATATTTTTAAGTAAATAATTAAACAATCTCTTTGACTTTCCAACGGTCTGCCGAAAGTCTTTCAATATTCTCAGGTTCAAAGTTTGCGAAAACAACTAAATGAGGAGGGTTGAATGCTTTACAACCTGTCTCATATTTAGTATTAGTAATAAAACCATCCTTTATTGCTTCTAAAGATGTGTAAGATATTTTAGAACCCGTGCCTCGCGGTAAATCAAAAATAATCATACGACATTTTTCCATATCGGTATTAAAAACGATATTCATTATATCCGCGAGTTTTCCACCTCGCACGATTAAAACATTATGTTTCACGAACATATATTTACAAAAAGCACTTTTACCGACATTCCCGATTGTTTCCCAATACCAATAAACACTCCTATCATCAGGTTCAGTAAAGAATAAATTTTCTATTTCTTTTTGAAACGGTCTTAACTCACTAATTATTTTAATAGGAATAGGAAAGCCATAAGAAAATTCTATATTTTCTTTAGAGCAGTACGCGATTAATGCTTCTTCATTCCTACAGGGTCTAAAACTTGCTCGCTTGAAACATTCAAGTTTTAACAATCCTGTCATTCGGTCTTTTTTTATTAAAGAAATAAAACCTTGAATATGCGGGGTTCCACTTTCTCCAATTTCCAAACCAAAGATACATTTTTTACAGATTTTCGGTAAAGTATATTTAAGTTGGCTCACTTCCTCTATACTGTAATTATTAATTACAAAATCATATTTATATAACTGGGTAGAGGTCTTAGAAGAAGGGGGAGGATGTTCTATATTACCATCCTTCCCCTCTTGGCTCACTTGGCTCACTTTTTTATTCATATTATTCCTAAATATTATAATTTATCTTTAAATTATTTTCTCATATAATTATATATGGTATTTAGGAAAAAGTCAACTAACGCGAAGCGTCCAATTCGTAAGAAGGTTTA